CCCCCTTAACACATCCCCACGCGCCCTTGCTCAATATATCTATATACTATACTAATCTACTATACTATATAGTAATATACTAACACCATATAGTAATATACTATACTAATTTAGTATACTATATAGCTATATGGGGGGAGGGGGTCGCCAGCGGGGGGGGGGCAGCCCAATTGAGATTGATCCGTAAGCCATTTTAAAAAAATCACAGATGTTTCCCCCTACTCGCCATAGCCGCTGTCCTTGACGTGCAGCTCTAGTTTACGCGGGTGGGGATTAAACAGAGGTCGCGTCAACATAGTTGAACGTAAGCTACTGTAAGGGACGGGGGAAAGGGCATGGAGGTTACATATTAATTTGAGATAGTTGTAATGTAGAGCTATTCATAGAGATAGGTGGTTTGTTTTATTACCAACAAAGTGCTTGCATACTTGGTGAAATATGAAATAGGTGGGTGTATGCCCAAGCGGAAGATTAGTCTATTGTCTAAGTCGGTGGCTGCAAATGCAGACAATGTTGGTAACTTCATTGAGAGACGTGATCCGGCGTTGGCAATTAAGGCACTAGAGATGTTGGCCGAAGGGGAGACTTTTAATAGCATTAACAAGAAGCTGGGGATGAAGTGGGAGACTGTGGCTAGGCTGAAAGCGCGGCATAAGATGGCTCTCAATGAACGCAGGGCTTCGCTGGCAGAGGATGCCCTAGACATTGTAGAGGGGTTGCGGCTCTTGCAGAAGGAGAAGATGCGGATGCTGGCGGAAGACCCAGAGCAATTGGCTAGGACTAACATCCGAGACCTGACGCTTCCTTGGGGGATAGCTAATGATAAGTTCCTGTCGGCTATGGGAGAGAACAGGGTTGTGGTTGAGCATAAGACGAGTGCCCCGAGTTTGGAGGATGCCATGAGGGCCATTGAGCAGGCTAAGGCCAACATGAAGGCTTCGTCTATTGAAGCGGTGGTAACCGAGATTAAAGAATGAGTTTGCTTTGGGCCTACCATGAGGTGCTGAAGCCGCCGAGTGATGCGGAGCTGGCTTCCATGTCCCCAGAGGATGTGCTGAAGCTGCACGACCTCTATCATTCAGCAATCGCGAATAGCAAACGAGATAACTATCGCTATGGCTGGAAGTTGCCGCATTGGAAGGATGCCGAGGATTTGATGGCAGAGCATTCTGAGCTTCTGGTTAGCGGTGGAAATCGGTCAGGAAAAACTTGCTTTGCGGCTAACGCTATTGTGAGGGCGGCCATTGAGAATCACCAGTCAACCATCATGTGCTTTGCACAGAACGCTGACGTGTCTATTCGGCAACAGCAGTCTGCCATCTATGACGCATTGCCCGAGGAATACAGGGTGAAGGTGTTGGGCACAGAGGAGAACATCTCCTATACGCGGAAGAACGGCTTTAGTAAGTCGAGTCTAATTCTGCCCAATAGCAAGAGTTCAATCATCTTCAAGACGTATGCCCAGTTCTTGAACAACGACACCATCCTAGAGGGTGCTGAGTTGGGATGCCGCGATCCTAAATGGCTTAACATTGGGGCGTGGTGCGACGAGTATTTGATTGGGCCTGAGCTTCTGGCTACGCTGCGATTCCGCTTGGCTACACGCAATAGCAAGCTGGTGGTTACGTTCACGCCCATTGATGGGTATACGGAGGTTGTGCGTGACTATGTGCAGGGGGCTGAGACGTTGCGTTCTAAGGAGGCAGAGCTTCTTTCTGGACGTGCTGTGCCCTATTTGCAGAAGTCTAAGAATCGTGATGCTGGCATCATCTACTTCCACAGCAAAGACAATCCCTTTGGAGGATATGAGCGCATATCAAAGGACTTGGCTGGTAGGCCGGAGAATGAGATTCTAACCCGTGCGTATGGCATTGCCACGAAGTCAATGTCTACGAAGTTCCCCAACTTCTCTCGCGAGGTGAACATCATTCCCCATGAGAAGATTGATTTGAAGAACAAGACCAAGTACATGGTTCTTGATCCTGCTGGCAGAAAGAACTGGTTCATATGCTGGGTGGCTATTGACGAAAGCGACACTTGGTTCGTCTATCGTGAATGGCCGGATGGCAATGTGGGTGATTGGGCTAAGTGGCATGGCGGCAAGTGGTCAAGCGGAGAGGCCGCAAAGGGACTTGGCTATGGGATAAAGGACTATGTTGAGTTAATCACCGGAATGGAGTCTGAGACAAATGACATCATCTTTGAGCGGTTGATTGACCCACGGCTAGGTGCAGCCAAATATCAGACACAAGATGGCGCATCGTCCATCATAGAAGACCTGTCGGATGCTGGCTTGGTGTTCATTCCCGCTCCCGGCATTGACATTGAGGATGGGCTTCAAGCGTTGCAGACCAAGATGTCTTACAACAAGAAGAAGCCAATTGATTCAATCAATAGACCACATTTCTATATTTCGGACAGATGCCAAAACATCATATCGGCATTGCAGGAATACACAGCAGAAGGCGGGCAAGAAGAAGCTTGGAAAGACCCAATAGATGTGATACGATACTTGGCGGTGAGTGGGGCTAATTATGTTTCTCCAGATTCTATGAAAACCAAGGTTGTATCACAAGGCGGCTACTAATGAAAAAAACTAAACTTAAAATCAAGGCCATTGAAGAACTTGAAGAGATTGCCGTTGAGATTCCCATTGTGGATGAACCTAAACGCACGCACGTCTTTGCCGCAAAGGTTCTGAGACAAGCTATAAATCCACAGTGGATTTACTGTGTTGCCATTGAGCAAGACCTTGGATGCATCCATGTTGCCATCCCGCGCCGTATGACCAATAGACTTGTTGGCAAAAACATTCAAGTTGAATCAATTACCGACATTACGGGAACTTCCTATCGCTATGTTCAGGGACAACCACATTGATCCCACGACAGACAAGAAGTGGTTGCTGGGCCATTCGGACAGACTCATATCCTATGAGTATGCCATGACGGCAAAAAGCAAGAGCACAGTGGAGATGTTTCCCGACGAGCTTTCAGATAAGATTGGTCGCCCAAAGGAATATGTCACTAACATCATAAAGAATGCCATGACCCACGCAAAAGCGTGCTATCATAATAACCAACACTATGCAAGAAACAAAGTCCCAGCACGCCCTCACATTTGTTGACCAAGATGGTCCCGACGTTGTTGTGCTGCGTGGAGCGTATGACAAGACGCTCACTGAGCTTTCAACATATTTTAGCCAATGTATTAGCAGCGGGGATAATCGTCGTTGCAGTTGGCCGGGGAAGTCTGTTGATATGCGTAAGCATGGGGCTGATGCCTTTCCTTGGGAGGGTGCGTCTGACACTGAGGCACGCATTATTGATGAGCGAATCAATAGCTATGTGTCGTTGTTTATGGCATCGCTTTCGCGTGCAAACATCCGAGCCTATCCCATTGAGCATTCTGACGCTGGCAGGGCACGGGTAGTAAGCGCATTCCTGAAGTGGATGGTGGCTTCTTACATTCCTCGCTTCAAAGAGGAGATGGAGCTTGGGGCAAACTACTTCCTAGAACGCGGGCTGATGATTACCTACATTGGCTGGGAGCGCACAGAGAAGAAGTATCTCCAGAAGATTGATCTGAATCAAATTGCAACCAGCTCGCCCGATTTGGCCCGCCTCATTATTGACGGCAAGAATGACGATGAAATCATTGAGATGTTCAAGTCGGTTTACCCCAACTTAGTAGACAAACGCGCAAAGAAGGCGTTGAAGGAACTTCGTAACAAGGGCATCAGTGAGATTCCGGTAACGCGCCTTTCGGTTGATCGTCCGTTCCTGCAAACCTGTGCTCCTGATGGAGACGTGTTCTTCCCGTCCTACTGCATTGACCCGCAGCGTGCTCCGTATGTTTTCTATCGCACATTCCTGTCCGTTCAGGAAGTGCTGTCCCGTGTCACCTCAAGCGGATGGGACGAGTCTTGGGCGGAATACATCTGCTCTAAATATCGTGGCGTTAACACATACAATCTGGATGGCGTGTACGGCAGTCGCGGCAGCTCCAGCAATCGCACTCGGCAGCAATACAATGCTAGTGAACTCATTGAGGTTGTCTATTCGTTCCAGCGTCTAATTGATGACGAGGATGGCTCTGAGGGTATCTACTGCACGGTTTTCCACCCCAAGTTCTCCGGTGCCAGCGACGTACAGGGGTATGCCAAGTTTGAGCTTCTGAACGGGTACAACGACTATCCATTTGTTGTTACACGCCTTAGCAACGACTCTAAGCGGATGTATGACGTTGAAACGTTCTCCGACCTTCTTCGCGGGCCGCAGGATCAAGTGAAGGCTGAACGTGATAGTCGGACGGATCGAAACAGTTTGGCGACTCTGCCGCCAATTCTCCATCCTCCCGGCAATGCTCCTACGGACTATGGCCCCGGCAGATACATCCCGATTCGTCGCGCTGGAGAGATTAGCTTTGGGCCTACGCCACCATACAATCCCGGATCAATTGAGATGGAGCGCACAATGATTGGTGCTGCGGATAAGATTGTGGGCCTTGCCGTTGACGATCCACTGTCTTCGATTCGCCAGCAGTATTTTGTAAACAAGTTTCTCTCGCACACTCAAGATGTCATTAAGATGGCATTCAAGTGCTATCAGCGATTTGGCCCCGATCAGGTGTTCTTCCGCGTAACGGGAGTTGCTGATCCAATGCAATTCGATAAGGGAAATCCAGATGAGGATTTTGACATCAAGATTAGCTTTGATGTCTTGAATAATGATCCAGAAACGCATGAGGCGCGACTAGCTCAATTTGTTCGGTTGCTTCAATTGGACAAGAATGGCCGTATTAACACCGATAGCTTGCTTGAGCACATGGCTGGGTCTATTGATCCAATTATGGCTGATGCCGTTTTGCAGCCAGCAGAGCAAGCTTCTCAGCAAGTGGTTAAAATGGTCACTGACGATTTGGCTAAGATTTTTGCTGGCATTGAGATGCCTGCACGTCCTAATGGGGCGCAAGTTGCCCTGCAAGTGATCCAGCAATATGTCGCACAGCAAGACGTGGCTCAACGGCTAGAGCAGGACGAGACGTTCCGTGGTCGTCTTGAGAAATACGCCCAGCAGTATCAGTTTGCACTCACTCAGATGCAGAATGCTCAAATTGGCCGTATTGGAACAGCTCCAGCGCAAATGGGGGAAATGAACACCCAGAATGTTCAATAGGTTTAATTATTGATTCTCTTAATTAAAGCGGGCTAGTCACCCACTGAAATTCAAAAGAACCCCCAAAGAAAGGGGGAGTTTGAGGGGGATTTGTGGGTTGTTGTCAAGCAAAAAGTGTTGACAGGTAATTTTTATTATTATTTCTGATAAGACATGAATATTTTCAATAAGAAGCATCCACTTGAACAGCAGATGGCATTCCTGTCGGATCGTGAACAATTCTTGGATTTCTTAGATTGGATTTCTGCTGGTCGTGAAAGTGCCATTAGCCAATTGCAACGAGCACCAGAAGGACGACTTCGTGAGATTAGCGGAAAGATTCAGGTGTACGACGAAATCCTAGGGCTTTGCAATTACAACAATTTGTTGATGAAGCGTGCAGTTCGTATGTCTCACGGATTGCCCGCATAATCTTGTGGTATACTGACAACCTCGCAATGCCCGTGGCGTAAAGACGGCAATCATAATGTTAAACGAAGTTCCAACGGCTAGCGCAGGAGCCGACCAAAAACCTGTGGTTAAGAATATATCTAGTAGCGAGCTAGTCGCTATGCGGTATCGGTCTATGTCTGATGCTCAAAAGGCGCAAAATCCGCCCAAACAGCAGCAACAAGAGACCAAAGAGGTAGTTCCCGATGACACGGAAGCTCCAAAGGAAGAGGTGCGGCAAGAAGAGCCTGCTCCAATTTCTTCGGAACCAAATGTCAAAGAGGAGCAAAGAGTTCTTTCTAAGGACGTTGATTTGGATTCCATGAGTGAGGTAGAGCTTAGAGAGCTGTCCCAGAAACTCGGTAGCAAGGCTGTTGCCCGTTACGGTGAGCTAACCGCAAAACGAAAAGCTGCCGAGGAACAGTTGGAAGCTCTCAAGGCCGACATCGCTAAACGTAGTTCAAACCAGTTGGAAGCCACGGTTAAGGATAATCCTTATGCCAACATTGACAATGCTACTGACCTAAAGTCTAAGTATCAAGAAGTCACTGAGGTTATCGACTGGGCCGACGAATTGCTCGAAAAGGGCGAAGACCTCGGGGCCGAAGATGTTCTGACAAACGTCAACGGCAAGGATTACAGTAAGCGCGAAATCAAGGACGCACTACGCAAGGCCCGAAAAGCTAAGGAAATCTACTTGCCCGATCAGGACAAGCAGATTAAAGTCGGTGAAGAACGAAAGTCCTTCAAAGAAGCCTTAGTTAATCAGGCCAAAGCGGAGCTTCCTTGGTTGCAGGGAGAAGACAATGATGTGCGAAAGCAGTATGAGGCAATGATTAGTGACGGGCGATTGAAGGACATCGAAAAGATGATTCCTGAACTTGCGCCGCAACTGCCCTACTTGTTGGCCCACGCAGCCAATAGCCTGTATGCACGTCGCTCCGTTGACGTAAAACAATCGTCACGCATCTCCCCGCCATCTCCAGTGGTTAGCCAATCAGCAGAGTCCAATAAGCCTGAAACCCGTCAGTCTAAGGCTTTAACTGATCTCTCCAGCCGTTTCGGTAAAAGCGGAAGCTATAAGGACTTCAAAGCAATTCGTGCTCTTCAACACTCTAAAATCTAACTATCATGGCTTTTTCTAATACTTATAATGTTACTAATCCCGGCTCTGGGGTCTCCAATCGCGAAGACCTCACGGACGTTCTGACCATTCTGGCTCCCGAGGAGACTCCTGTTCTCTCGTTGGCTAACAAAAGCAAGGCTACGGCCACCTTCAATGAGTGGACTGTGGACACGCTCGCTGCGCCATCGTCTACTGGCATTCAGGAAGGTGCGGATATTTCGTCCTTCACTGACAAGTTCACTGGTCGCGCCCGTCTTGGCAATTACATCCAACTGTTTCGCCGTGACTTCATGGTGAGCCAGCTCCAGCAGGCTGTTGAGTCGGTTGGTCCGGCTAAACTTGCCGAGGCTGAAGCCAAAGGCGTCCGCGAAATCAAGCGCGATATGGAAAAGGTGCTTTGCGGCGATCAAGACCGCTCGGTTGAAGACGGTAGCTCCACCCGTTATGTCAGCCGTGGTTTGGGTCTCTGGATTACTAACGCGGCACAGGCTGACATTCCATCGACTTTCCGCACTCCCGCTGCGTCTATTCACACTTCCGGCACTTTCACGGAGAGTGCGTTCAACACCCTGATTTCGTCCATCTTCACCCAAACGGGTACGGTGGATAAACTCTCGCTTGTTGCTGGCACGACCCTTCGGCGCACGGTGAGTGGGTTTGCTCGTTCGGACAACAACTCCAACGAAAACGTATACCACGTCAATCAAATGGCAACCGACAAGGAAATCACCCTCTCGGTGAATACTTATGATAGCGATTTTGGTATTATCACGGTGATTAACGGCAATCCAGCGTGCTTGCCAGATGCTTCCCGTGGCTACATCATCAATCCCGATTATCTCGGTGTTGCTGAGTTGATGAGCCTTGGCTCGACTCGCGTTCCCGATCAGGGTGGCGGTCAACGCGGGTTTGTTGACGCTGCTGCTGGTCTTCAGGTCTTCAGTCCTCTTGCTCACGGCAAGATTCTTGCTGTCGTCTAATTAAACAGTTGCTATCAAAAGCCCGTGTGGTAGAATACTGCACGGGCTTTTTTATGGAAATCATCACGTCAATCCCAAGATACTCAGACGGTGAAGTTAATCGTGCGTTGATGCGCGAAATTACTACGGGCATTGCGCTGAAAGAAGCTTGGGAAAATGAGCGTGAAACAATTTGCGCTCAAGAAGTGCAGCGAATCAAAGATACACAGAAGGCTCACGTTAAGGGAATGCGTTGCGTTGCCGTTACGCCCGCATGGGAGTGGTTTAATATGCGGAAGAAGTATGGGCATGAGGCCATGCACGACAAAGGCTTCATCAAAGACTATCAAAAGCGTTTTCCGAATCTGACTCCAAATAAACTCTAATGCAAGAAGTCGCTTACAGCTCTATTTACGATCAGGTTCGTGCTCTTGCTGGTGTCTCTGATTTTACGACTCAGGAGCAGTCTCTAATTACGACGCTGGTTAATCGTCGCGCAAGGTTTGCGTATGAGGCTTCTGATTTCTGGCCCCGTTGGTTGGTTGTGGGTGAACTTCGCACATACAGCGCAAATACGGTAAGTCAGCCCTTCGTCATTGGTTCTACTTATACGATTTTGACAGTTGGCAGCACGCTTTGGACTACGATTGGTGCTGCATCCAATACAATTGGCGTTACATTTGTGGCTACGGGGGTAGGTAGTGGTACAGGAACAGCAACGCTTAACAGCAACATCATCCCCTACGAGAAAGCTGGATCATCCACCATTGATACCTACCTCCGTATTCACAAAAGCTATCAGCCGTTCTTCCAATACTCGTCGGTAGAGGTTGAGTATTACGTCGATAGTTTGGGTGCTCACGTCATGGGCGACACGGCTCCAGCGAGCAGTGTTTTTGTGACGTATAAAAAGGAATGGGATGGGCCATATACGTCTGGCTCGACAAACATTCCCGAGGAATGGTCTAGCTATCTTGGTCACGCTGTTTTTGTAGACTTTCTTCGATTGGATGCTCAGAACGAAAAAGCATTGGTTGAAGAGAAGGTTGCAGAAGGCATTTTACAGAATCAACTAATCAGGGTTGATGTCACCCGATCTTCTGGAATCTTGGCTCATCGCATCTCAACTCACGCAAGCCGAGCCTATCGGCGCAACTAACTGTTAGAATAAATATTATGGCCAACGCTAAAATTGTAAACACCCCATCTCAGGCGATTCCTCAATATGGTGCGCCTCATACACAGGTCACTGTGAGTTCTTCTGTTGTTTCTCTTCTTGGAACGCTAACGCTGAACGTAGAGACAACGCACGTTCTGGTTCAATTTACGGGGGCAAGTGCTCGCGTAACATTTGACGGCACTAGCCCAACGACATCGAAAGGTTTTGTTTATTCCGATGGAAGCACGGCCTATCTAACCCGCAAGATGGCAAGTGCGGCAAAGGCAATCCGAGATGATTCCACCGATGTTGTTCTTGAGATTCAAGAACTGAATTTCCTTTAATGGCAAGTCCATTTGAAAGTTCAATTAACTCAAAGTATCAGGGATACTTTGCTGGTTTGCGTCCAACATTTGCTGATCGTGAGTTCTGGTCTGATGTTTTGATGACCCCAAGTGACGCCAATCCTCCCGATGTAATTTATTCCCTAGTCACTTCTTCTGGAGACCAGTTCGTTGATAGTTCCTCCAATCCTCTAATCGCAGCTACATAATATGGCCGACATTCGCATCAAAGACCTTCCAACCACGGCGTCACTGACATCTAGTGGTGACTTCATTGCTATTGATGGAAATAGCAACGGCACGCGCAAGCTGAGTGCCGCCACTCCAGCGTTTCTCACCAGCGTCACGACGCCCTCCCTCACCTCCCCCGCCGCGACCAACCTCACGCTCGCCACGGGCAGCTTTGGCACCGCGCTGACGGTAGCGAGCGCAACGGGCAACGTCGGCATCGGGACGACGGCGCCGTTAGCTCGACTTAGTGTTCAATTAGTCGGAACAAGTCCAGCGGGTTACTCCGCAGCCACTAATTCTGGGATCACCTTAGATTGCGGAACTAATGATAACGGAGTTATCAACCTTGTGGGAGGAGGTTCATTGGGAATATTCCGCAGCAACTCAAGTAATGCGTATGATACTGGCATTGCGTTTGGCACAAACGCAGTTAGAAATATGTCGTTCAACACTGCAAACGCTGAACGTGTTGTAATTAGTGCCACCGGCGAAGTCTCCATCGCCTCCACCACCGCAGGCTCATCCGGCGCAGGCGCGCTGGTGGTCGCGGGGGGCATCAGCGCGGGGCAGTCGGCGCAGGCGAGCTGGTTTGGGGGCGCGGTGACAGTGACGGGTAACGCCGCAACAACGGCATCGCTGACTCTAAATAATCCGTCTGGCTCTGCAATCAATCAGTATTACGCAAATTTTACCGCAGGTGCTACTGTAATAGCCCGCGCACTACGAGGCAATGGCGTAGCTGGATACTCCGACAACGGACTCAACATCGACAATTTTGGCGGGTTCCAAATTGGCCTAAATGTTCTCGGTGGCTCAGGTGAATCGTTCAAAATTCGCAACGCGGGCACGACTGATTTACTGACCATCGCCTCCACCGGAGCCGCCACCTTCGCGGGGAGCATTACCGTAACCACAAACCAAACACACGTCTTAGGGGCGGGCGGCTCCACGGCATCCGAGCTAAATCGCATCGTTCTAAACGGCTCCTCTGGCGCTGCGGCGGGTTCCACTATTTATCTTCAGTCAGCGGGCGTGAACAAGAGCTACATCGGGCGCGCGGGTTCCGTGCTCGGGGGCACCAGCGACAACCTATTGCTCTATTCTGTAGCGGACAACGTGGTGATCTATGGGGGGGCGACATTGGCGGCTACGTTTTCTAGCACAGCCGCCACCTTCGCGGGCGCGGTGACGGCGACAGGGAGTACGACCATCTCAAGCACCAACGATGCGTTTCTAAAAATAGCCCGTGCCGCAAATGGCGACATCGGCCACATACAACTTTTTACCGGAGCTACTGCCGATTGGCAGGTGGGGCTTCGTCAATTAAGCACTTCTGATTTTTATATATATAGTTACGGCACAGGCACCAATGTGCTGACTATTGCCCGTGCCACCGGAGCCGCCACCTTCGCGGGCGGAGTCGCCGTCACCGGCGCACTAAGCACGACGGGCACTCAATCCATGATGTCGGGTGCTACTACTGTGAGTCGTTCAGAATACCAAGGGTTAACATCTGTTGCTGCGTCAGCCACCTCTATTCTTCCCGCAGGGCTTGGGTATGGTGCTTTATGTATTGTCAACGGATACGAATCAGGAAACCAGTTTGCTGATGTTGTAGCAGTCGCGGGCACTACGGCAACGGCCTTGTTTTCTGGCACGGTGAGCGGTTCGCCTACTGCCAGAACTTACACAGTTGTTTCGAATGTTCTAAAACTATCAATGGCCTCGGGAACCTACACAGTGATGGCAAAACAGGAATCACTGAACGCTTCTTAGAATCCTAATCTCATGACCACCATCCCAATCGCTCCCTACACTATGGGCTCACCCGCCCAGCCGAAAGTCGGAACTCAGTTCGAGGTCCGCTACATCAACTACACGTCGCCCACCGCCGTGGCCGACT